GATGACAAAGATCAACAGATCAACTTATTCTGGTTTAGCTAATAAATTAACAAAAGCACAGCCAACGCAATATTATGTTCAAAGATTAATTGATCGAGTAACTTTGTTTGTTTACCCAACTCCAGACTCAACAGCTGGTGCTGCAGATATGCATTTATATTTTGTAAAAAGAATACAAGATGCAGGTGACTTTACAAATGCAAGTGACATACCTTATCGTTTTGTGCCTTGCATGGTATCTGGTTTAACTTTTTATTTATCACAAAAATACAGACCAGAGCTGGCACAGCAAATGAAACTGTACTACGAAGATGAATTTAATCGTGCATTGACTGAAGATGGTTCTTCAACAAGTACGCACATAACACCACAGGCGTATTATCCAAATGTCTAATTTTTCATCAGGTAAAAAAGCAAAAGCGATATCAGATAGAAGTGGTATGGCTTTTCCATATCATGAGATGCTTAAAGAATGGAATGGTTCTTTTGTACATCAGTCTGAGTTTGAATCAAAACATCCACAGATAGAAGTTAGATCACATACAGCAGACAAACAAGCATTACAAAATGCTAGATCAGATAGAACAGAAACAGCTGCACCCATATTATTACCATTAAATGGTTTAAAGACAGCTAACTCTGGCACAAGTGTGATTACAGTTACAGAGCCAAGTCATGGAAGATCTAGTTCTGAT